TGTGATAAACCCCAATGCCTTGTGGAGTTTCCACTTAAAGTGGCATCCAATGAAGTAACTGCAAGGGCAACTGTGCCAGTAAACTCCTCACCATTAAGATTTTTTAAATTACCATCTGTAATGCCATTAAGATTTTTAACATTTGCTATTGCTATTCCATTTACTGTTTTTACTTCGTTTGCCATTATGCGTGCTGTATTACGTCTACACTAGGATTTATAAAGACTACATCAGGTTCTAATGCTATACCTACTGCTTGTACGAAAGCATCACTTGTAGTTGGTGCAGTTTGTGTTAAAGCACCTGTAGTTTCTGATAAAAACACCACTCCACCAGTAGTAAAGTTAAAATTGTCGTCTCTTACGAAACCATGTAATAATATTGTTCCTGTTGCAGTATCAGATATATCTGCTAATGCTATCCCGATAGCTCTTGATGTTGCTGCTGCACTAGCATCTGCTGGTACTACTTCTTGTGTTGTTGAATGTATACATACTAACTGAAATGCAGTTATTGCTGCACCTGCTAACATTTGTGCAGTTGTGCCAGTAGCAGTATGGTCTGAACCTGCCAGCAATGGAGTTGTTAAGTTTATATGTTTTCCATCTGCTAGTTTTAAATCACCTGCAAGAGTCAGAGAACCATCTGCCAACGTCATTAAGTCTGTATCGTCAGTATGACCAATAGTTGTTCCATTCGTAATTACATTATCAACAGTAAGAGTAGTTAGTGTTCCAAGAGATGTAATGCTGCTTTGTGCTGCTTGTGTTACAGTTAGTGCCGTACCACTTGCATTACCTGTGACATCACCTGTAAGTGGTCCTGCAAAAGCATCTGCTGTTACTGTGCCATCAAAGAAAGCATCTTTAAATTCAAGTGAAGCTGTACCTAAGTCTATTTGGTTATTAGTTACAGGATATAATGCACTAGAAGTTAAAGTTAATCTTGCTGCATTGTCTACTTTAAAATCAATTTCATTAATAGTACCAAAGTCTATTGCTGTTTCTGCATCTTCACCTATTATTAAATCTGTAGCATGTATAGATGTTATACCTGTTTGAGCACCTGCTAGTAATACAGCAGTGCCTTCAACAGTTATTGCACCTGAACTTGCTCTTGCTATTGTTGTATCTGAAGCATGACCTAGTTCAATAGTATCTGTTTGAGTCTTACCTGCAACAGTTACACCTGCTGCAGCATCTAAGATTCTAAATCCTTCTGCATCACCATTGTCTGTAAATATAAGGTCTTTGCCATCTGTGGCTAACTTAACAGTAACATCACCAGAACCACTTTCTGTAAGTCTTAGTATTTCAGCACCAAAAGCACCGTCAAGAAATTTAAATACTCCAGTGTGTGCATCAAATGACATATCACCGTCAATATCAAATGAAAAATGTGCTGCTGCTGCATCGTCATCTGTACTTGTTACAGTTGTTGCTCCGTGAGTTGTTGTAACTATTGTTACTTTATCTCCAGTATCACTACTGTCTGTAATAGTAATTGTGCCTGCGTTTAAATTAATTTGGTCTACTGTTAAATCAGTTAAAGTTCCAAGGGATGTGACGTTTGGTTGGGCTGCAACACTAAGTTGTCCTCCTGATGTTAAAGCTGCAGTGCTACCTGTAGTAAGCCCTCCTGCAATGATTGTATCTCCAGAAGAATCAATACTGAATTTAGTTGCTCCACCTACTGCAGCACCAGTATCAATTTTAAATATATCACTATCGTCATCATCTACACCGATAGTCCATTCATCTGTGCCATTAATATCAAATGTAATTCTTGGGTCACCAGATGAACCTGCGCCAATTTCAAGGTCTCCTGCTCCATCATAAGTAAGAGTAGACTCTGCATCTAGTTCTGTTATTGTAGAACCAATAGTAACAATTTCATTAGCAGTTGCGTTGTTTAATGCTGTTACTGATGCAGTTGGTACTGTTGCCCATTTAACACCACCTGTTTGACTACTATCTGCAGTAAGAACGTGGTCATTAGTTCCAACTGCCTTTACATCCATACTACCTGTACCAGTTCCTACAACCAGTCCACCTTTGGCTATTGCCGATATATCTGCTTCAATTCCACCTACTTCGTGTTTAAGAGTGCCATCGTTAGCAGTCATTACTTGAACTGCAACAGGAGCACCAGAGCCGTCTGCTACAACCATTTTACCGTCTGTAGCACCAACAAGCCCTGTACCACCATAGGCTAACGCTATTGCAGTACCGTTCCAAACACCTGTGGCTATTGTTCCAAGTGTTGTAAGTGATGAGGATGTAACACCACTACCTAAAGTGTTGTTAGAAAGAACTGTAGTGCCGTTTACTTTAAATGTTTTGCCACTGGCTATATCTACGTTTTCTGAAAAATCAAAATCTCCAGTAGCGTTTGTAAATGTAATTGTCTTATCAGTACCAGCTTTTATTGTTAATCCACCACCATCAGCATTAGCATCACTAGGAGAACCAACTTTGTTTAACTCCATGTTTTTGTCTTCAACCTGAATGGTTGCAACGTTTGCTGTGATTGTGTCACCAGATACTGTTAGGTCACCACCTACTGTAATATCTTCTGCCCAAGCTAAACCTGTTGATGTGCTTGAGTCTGCAATAAGTATTTTATTGTTTGTACCTATTGCTAATTTGTCCCAAGTGCTTCCTGTGTAAACTAAAATATCACCTTTAGCCTCAGTTAAACCTGTTATATCAGTGTGACTCGCACTATCTAATGTGTGCGAACCCATTTTGCCAAGACTGGCAGCTTTTACTCCTAACATCTAATCCACCCCTGTATTTACATATAAATATGTTGAATTGCCATCCGGTGTAGAACCATAAGTTAATCTTATGATGTAATACGGGAATGGGTCGCTACAACACTCATATCCTCCAGTTGTTGCTGCAGTAGTAAATGAACCTATGCTTACTGTTCCTGCACTTCCTACTGCACCATCAGAAGTTTGACTTCCGTATAATGTCGTAGTTAAAGTTTGGTCTGCTCCATTATAAACATGAATTGCTTGCACTGACTTTCCATTGCCACTAAATATATAATCATGGTTATCGGTATCGTCAGCAGTCAATGTTGCAGATAAATATATAGGTATAGAGGCTGAATAAATATTTAAATCACTGTTAACTTGCCCTAATGCTGTTGCCATTATTATCCTTTAAAAATATAATTTACCAGTTGAAGATTCTTCTCTCTTCTTCCAATATTGTTTCATTTCTCTAATTATTTTACCAATTTCTTTTCTTTCATCCGTAGTTGGTTTACGTTTATGTTCCTTCTCTCTTTGTTCTAAAAGCCACTTTTCGTAAGCATTTCCTGCTAAGTCTTCTATCTCAGCTTTCGAATGGGTGTTATCACCTAATACTCTAAGTTCAAATAACTTTCCTGTTAGTGGGTCTTTAACTTTAAAATGATAAGCCTTTACACCTGTGTCTCCACCTAAGTCTACGACACGGGTTACAACTGAACCTTCTGGGGTCCATAGCCCATCTATATTTCCGTTATATTCCGTTACCATAATTTAACGTGATAAGGGTGCCCAAAGAAGGTAAAAACACCCTTATCATTAAGTTAGAATGTTATTAATCTAAGTTTTGTAGGAATACAGTGTGGTATTCATCATTCACACCAGCCTTACCGTGCAATCTTCCTAATGCTGGAGTTGTATCTCCAGATACTGCAAGTAATTGTCCTGCGTGGGTTGAACTTTGTCCTACCAATGTTCCTACTGCTGGGTTTCCATCCATTGCTACAGCAGCAATACCTGCTGTTTGAATCCATCCATAGTAGTCTGCAGTGAAACTTCTTGTTGTAACTCCAACGAATCTTCCTGCAATTGCAGCAGGTGCAACTACGATGTCCTTGTAAGGACTCTTAATTAAACCTGCAGTTTCAGTTCCTGCTGTGATAGCAGTTCTAAAACCATCTTCTTCGTCAATGGTAATTACACCAGTGCCTGAAGAATCTATCGCTGGATGCGATTTAATTTTATAAAACTCATGTGGGTTTGCTGATGTTCCTAAAATTGGTAAGTTAAAAAACAAGTACCCTTCAGCGTAAAGGTTTTTTGCTGCTGCTGTTGCACCAAGAGTTATGCTTATTGTAGTGTCACCGGCTGATGGTGAACTTGCTACTACCAAGTCTTCGTCATGGTTTCCTTCAACTGCTTCTGAAGCTGTTACTAAACCTTCAGTTATTGCTGTACCTCCATTGTGTGCGTATTTGAATCTTCTTCCGTCTTTAAACGTCATAGTTGTACCTAGAGGATGTCTCTGGTCGGAAGTTTCTTCTTTTTCCCAGCCGTATTTACCGGCTATTGTATTTGGAAAAGACATTAAACTATCTCCTTATTATTTACGGGTTTCTTATACACCCCGTCACCAACCGATGTTTGTTTATTTGAAGAAGAGGCAGGAACTCGGTCAATGTTTACATCCACTGCCTCTTCTTTTTTTATTGTAGTCTTAGTCTTTGCATTTAAGCAATGCCTGCATTCGCAGTCATCTGTAGGTGGATACGCATACGCCCCTTTTCGAGCCATTGATTTTAAGTAGTCAGGGTTTCCCGGAACATTAGGAATTGCTCTGCCTTTTCTAAAACCAATATCACCACTAGAATTTAATTTATCTATGTGCCAATATAGCGTGGTTTTAGCCTGCCAGTTATCTACCATATCCCAAGAGTAACCTGCACTTACAAGTTCCTGTCTCATTGCTTGACGTTCTTTAGTATCCATTTTATCTCCTAATTATTGCTTATGCGTTAGTTGCTGGTGCTGTTGCATCAAAAGTTAAAGCTGCTCCTCTAGAGTCATCAATCTCAAACACACCATAGTCTGCTGTGATTACGATTTCAGTTGCTCTCATTGAGGCATCTCTTTGTCTTTCAGTTCTAGTGTCTACTGATTTAAGTACACCTAGGGCTGATTTGTCTGCAATTACACCTACAGTTGTTGCTGCAGTGCTGTTATCAAGGTTTCCATCTTCAAAGATTGGAACTCCGTTAAGAGGTCTTAGTCCACTGAAGAAGTTTCCTAATAATTCTTTAGACCAGCCATCTGGGACTGGGTATGTTTGTGATGCTGTTACTGCAGTTGCAGCAAGGTCGTATACAGCAAATGGATGGTGCAATATGTAAATATTGTTTCCAAATGATGTTCCTGCTGCTCCTCCACCTTTCGCTGTGGCAATTGCACCTGCTACGTTTGCAAGAGTCATGGATTTAGTAGTAGCACCAAATGAGGTCCCATTGTTTAATCCTGAGTATAATGCGTGAACGTCAGTGTCCTTTTTTCTTGCCATAGCATCTCCAAGCTGTCTTCCGACAATTGAAAATATGTTGTTTGCAGATTGTCTTACTAATTTATCAGTAAGGATTACTTTTGCTCCTACTTCTGAAGCAGTAAGGTCAACTGTAGACATTCCAATTTCTTCTTCATCTACGATGTCGAATCCATCAGTTAAGTCTGATACAGTCATTTTACCTACTTTAGGCACAGTTACCTGCTTTGCTCCTTTTGGCAAATTCATTTGCTCAATCAAAGCCATTGCAGGAGCGTTGTGCTCTTCAGTGTACCTAGCAGCAGTAATTATTATGTTCTGGGCATTTTCTAAATTCCCAGTAGTTGCTGTCTGTGGCATTTTAAGTTATCTCCTATATGTCACCGGAAGCTACTCTTGCAGCATATTCTTTGACCTTCGGGTCATTGTCACCTGCCAAGTAGCGTTCCATTAAAGTTTTTTCATTTAATGGTGCCGACTGCGATGCCTGTCCTGACTGAAGTTCTTGTGAAGGTCCTGTATTTGGAACTTTACTTTGCTGTGCATCTAGTACACGTTGTTGCTGGACTGTTAAGTCAGCAATACTATCAGCCATTGATACCATTGCATCTGGGTCAGTAGTAGCCATCAAAACATCATAAGCTGATTTTTTTCCGACTTTCTGATTAGGGTTAATACCCTTTTCCAAAAGCAATTGTCTCGCAGTTGCTACCTTTGCAGTATTTTCTGCTGTAGTCTGATATTGCTGCTGTTCAGTTTCTAATCTTTGTTTCTCCTGCTGCAATTGAAGCATTTGCCTCTCTTGGTTTGCAGCTTGGATAGACAGCGATTGTGCCTGCTCAGGAGCATATCCTTGCATTTCATACTGCTGTTGAACTTCTCGTCTTTTAGCTTCTATTGTAGTTTCAGACTGACTCATTACTAACTGTTGTTGCAGTTGAGTCTGTTGATTCTGTAATTGGGCTATTTGTTTGTCATAGGATGATTGGGCTTTACGCCATTCATCTTCTGAGTAAGAACGAGAGTCTTCAACACTCGTTGTTGGCTCAACGTTTTGAGGTGGTTCTGCACCGACTGAGTTTGGTTCTGAAGTTCCTGTTTGCTCTGCTTGTTCTGTTCCATTATTTTGTATCAATCCTTGTTGCTGTAATTCTTCATTAACAGCAGGGTCGGTATTGTCTACAATTTCTGAAGTAGCTTCAGCAGGCTCAGAAATTTCTGAATCTGACTCAGGAGATGTTGAAATCTCAGGTTGTTTATCTGTTACCATTACAACTCCTAATATATTTAATTTGTTTTATTGTATACTATTTTTTATTTTTTTCTATAATGCTACCTATTGAAAAGTCTAATTCCTCTTTCCAATTAATAGGTGATTCTTTTTCAATAAGTTCCATATAGTAATCTCTTGCTTCCCAAGAAGTTATTATTTTTTCTGCTAAATTACGGTCATGTTTTTTTATAGCAAGAAGTAAATCTTCGGGCATATGGAAGTCCATTATATTAGAATTTGCAGCAACATATCTTTCCTGCTCTTCTGTCCAGTTGTAACTATCTTTGATTTCATCGTATTTATCCCAATCGACAATAGTGCTTTTCCCACCATCTGCACTAGGTAAATATATATCTTGGTCAAACGTAGACCAATGTTGACTAAGTGCTTGCAGTTCTGCTGGAGTGCCACCATAGTAATCCATGCCGTCATCGTTGTCGCTGTCATCCCAGCCATATTCTATTTTTCCTCTATCTCTTCTTATTACTCCAAAATCTTTTCTTCCTTGTTTGTATTGGTATACAGCATCTTTTGGTGAAAGATTACCGTTTCTCATATTTACTGTTATATCGTTTAAGAGTTTAAAATAATCTAAATCTGCTGAAGTTGTATTTGGTACATCTCTATTAACATTGTCGTCAGCATAATAGGCTGCTGTAACAATTTTTTGTTGGAATGGGAGTAATTCGGTATATCTTTTGCCAAACAATTCTTTTGCTACACTTTGCTTGTCTTCATAGGAACTATTACCTACACCTATAAATTCTGCAGCAAATCCTATTCTAGGTGCTATTGGGTTATCATAAAGTTCTATTGATTCCATCAAGCCTGAATAAATAAGTGGGGTAAGGTAATCCCTTGCTGTCTTGCCAAATTTTGAGGTTTCAACTGGGTTATATATTTCATAATCTAATTCGTTACCAAGAAAATCTGTTCCTTGTATTCCACCATATATCATTCCAGCAGTAGGGTGCAAAGCACCTCTTATTCCACCCATAAGTAATTTTTTAGGATGAATATCGTATGGCTTACCTGTTCCAATGCCTCTAGGTTTTAAAGTTTTTTCGTCTAAAAACAGACCAAGACTATTAAGAACAATACCAGTATATTTATTGTTGCCTGCTGCTATATCGTAGGTTGTTTTTGCAATTCTTAATTTACCTTTTATCCAGTCATAAGTAGCAGTTTCGTCACCTGTTGCTTTTTCATAAAGAAACGGAATCAAAAAACCAAGTGTTGTTACCATTCCGTAAAATCTAACGTGGTCTCCAATTAATTGCTTTCTTGCTGACCAAACCATTTGTGGGTATTCAACAAAAGGTGCTATAGGAAGATATGCTCTTGCTGTCTGCATTCTGTAAGAAAAGAAAAGTTGATTCAAGATGGCAACAACTTCATCGTCAAAAATTTTTGGTCCCCTGCCAGTTGCTGCGTTAATTATTTTATTTAAACCCTCCAGTGTTTTTACTGCTCTATCACCTTCTTGTGGAGATATTTTTCGTGCTTCTCTTACAAAAGTTTCTGCAGTTCCGTCTGGCGATATATTTTTCATCATGCTTTTAAAAACATTGAATCTTAGGTTATTTAAAAATCCTGAGTGAAATGCTGCAGATGCTCTAATTATTGGACCAATTACTGAATAATCTGGCAATTTGTCTAAAAATGTAGGAATAAATTGTTCTTCTCTGTCTACAAGAGAGGTGCTTAAACTATCTGTAATTTCAAGACCGGTTTGCTTTGCGTATTCAAAGTCTGGGTCTTCAGCATATTTTTCCAATTCTATTCGTTGAACATAAGGGTCAAATTTATTTATAAGCATTGCTCGCTTTGCTTCTTTTAAAGCAGGTGGGATTGACTTAGCCCAAGACAATGGTCTTGCAAACATATAATAACCACCCTGCCTAGCCAATGCAGACACTTCTGCAGTTGCCATCATTGTTCTAGGTACATTCCAAATTTGAGAAAAAGCATCTAATGCCCTTTCCTTTTTACTTCTAAGTTTTGATAATGCCTTATAAATATCTTTACCTAACGCTTTTTCAAGCAGTGCTCTTTCTCGTGCATTAGGAAGTTTGCCTTGCATTCCAAATTTAATATTTTGGGGTTTTGTGCCAACTTTATATTGTGTGCCACCAAGTAATTTTACCAAGGCTATGAATGCAGTGTTTTGGTCTACTTGGTTTGCTATTCTTGTTGTTATTAATGTGTTAATTTCATTTACATCATTATTATCAAAAATTGCTTGATATAAAGTTTTTCCATAATCACCTCTTTGTGAGGTTATCTCATCGGCAGTTAATGTTACAAAGCCATTTGTACCAGTAATCTTTCCTCTATATATAGGGCTAACTCCAGCCCGGTTAGCATTGAATATAATAGAATTTTTAAGGGTTTTAATATTATCATCTATTGCAAAACCTTGGTATCTCGGACCAGTTCGTTTTGCTTCTTTATTTAATTTTCTTGTTGCTTCATCAAAAGATTCTCTTACAGTTTTGTTTGCGTTGTAATTTGCATCAAAAGGATTTTGTCCTTCTTCTAAATTTTTACTTCTTGTTTCAATAAAACCTCTTGTTTTTGCATCTTTTACCCTTACCTCGTTTATATTTAATGTTATGTTGTTTTGTTTATCAGATGTATCTAAAACCTTTACTAATTTTTCTAGTATTGATTTTTGCTTAGTAGAAAAAGGAATATTTTGACCGTATCTCATTCTTCTTAAAATTACCGGCATCTTATTAAAAACTTCATAAAGTGCATCTTTTAACTGTGGGTTTTTCGCAAGTTCACTTTGTAAGGCAGGGTCAAATTTCTTTCCTGCTTGTTTCGTAATTAATAAATCAATAATATATCTTTGTTCATTTTCTTTTAACCAATCTTTACCGTTTGGATAGCCGTTTGCAACAGTGTATTTTCTGTTTTTATCTGAGGCTTGAAAAATTTTACCTCTTCTAGTTTTTCCTGTCTGTGGGTCTACGCTACCAAAAATGTAATCAATTATGTGTTTTTTCTGTGACCTTGTTAAAAACTTTAGTTTTGCTGCAACTTCTGGGTCATCAAACATATTAGGAAACATATCTCCTAAATCATTAGATTTAATTAATTTATTACTGTTGTTTTGTAAAAATTCTACAAGGTCATCGTCAGTAAATTTACCAGAACCACCTGTTACTTTTCCAACTGCTATTATCTTCCCATTTTCGTCATAACGAACTCCAAATGGTTTTCTTTTTATTTCAAAAGGTTCTATGTCTGGGGTAGTAAAAGTTTTTCTATACCTTCTGTCAGCAAGCGATTTGGTTACCATGTCTTTCATATTGTTTCCAATAAAGCTGTAATCAAGTTCAGGTGTAACAACTGATTTCTTAGGATTATCTATAATTTCCCAATTAACTCTTTTTCCTGCATCTACAGGTGTCATTGCTCTGCCTATACCAGCAAGACCAACACCTGTACCAACAACTCCTGCTGCTAACGCTGTTAGTGTGTTTTCCCATGGATAAGCAGTGCCTTCTTGTTTTCTTTTATCTGTGCCTGCTATTAATGATGCCGTAGGTGCTTGTATTGCAGTTTCTGCTGCTATTCTAGTAGGTAACCCACCAGTAGCAACTGGTGTTGTTAAAAGTTCACCAACTCTACCAACTCCTCTTGTTGCTGCAGCCTTTGCACCGGGCAAACCTCTTGCACCTATTTGCATACCTCTAAATCCTGCACTTACTGCTGGACCTAGCCCTGCAGTTCCTAATGTGATTCCTATGTCTGCAGGAGTTGACATATAAGCAGCACCTCCAAGCCCTGCTTCTAAAGGTGTCATACCACCTACAAGAGGCACCCATTCAGGTATTTCTGGTCCAAATTGTGCACCGTATTGCCCTGCTAAATTACGGTCAATTGTTTGGTCTATTATTGCTTCTGGTCTACCTTCTACTCCACCTAATTCAATTTCGGTGCCAGAATACGGACTGAGTGTTTCACCAATACCACCAAATGTAGCAAGAGCCTGCTCTCTTAATCTATCTGGATTAACTACACCACCCTCTCCAAAAAAAGGAATATCGCTTTCAGGTGTAGGGATAGAGGGGGGTGACAACAATCCACCACCACTTATATATTTAGGTGGTTTTATATTTTTAAATACATCATAACTTTTTTCTAAAAAAGATTTAAACGTAACAGGGTCTTTTACTTTTACGTTAGGACCTATTGTTTGTTTTGCTACTCGGTCTAGTATTTCTTGTTCTCTTTGAAAATCTTGAAATAGCATAATTAAAACCCATATAAAAATTTTCCTGTTGATGTAATTGGGCTAGTGCTTAGTCCTGCAGCATATTGTGGTGCACTTCTCATTCTGTCAGCAAAATCAAAACCTTTAAGATAATCAATAAAAGTGTCTGCGTTTTGACCACCTAAAACCCTGTTTACATTAGAACCAAGGAACTCTGAAAAAATTGGTTGATATTGGTTTTGGAAAAATTGTCTTTGACCAAATGTTAAATCACTTGGTAACGCAGCCTGAAATAAACCCTGTGTAGTAAAGCCTTGGGCTAAGTCCTGTTGAAAAGGATTAATGTCAGGCACACCACCAAAATTACTTTGGTTAGAAAAATCACGTTGCATCATGGCTTAATTAAGTCCTAATTGGCGTTGCAAGAAATCAAAAAAACCTGCTTCTCTTTGTTCTTGTGGTGCTGATGCAAACCTTCCTGCAACAGTACTTTCTCTAGGAATTAAATCGCTTCCTAAAAATCTTCCATATTTATCCAGTGCTGCACCTGCACCTAAACTATATAAATTTCGCATTCTATCAGCACCCCCTTCGTCTGCTGAAGTTGCTTGGAAATATGGATTTAAAGCATCCATAACTTTTGGAAATGAAACTCCTGTAGATGTTGGGGCACCTTGCCTTGCTAAATTTTGTAGGTCAGAAAAAGTTGACCTTGCTCTACCTAATATACCTTGGGGTCCCGTACCAATAGATGCTCCTAAATTTCTTGCTAAATCTCCAAGTCTCATTCGGTTTAACTGACCTTCTTCGTCTACATTTTCAAATGTTTCAGGATTCATTAAAGAGCCAAATCTAAGTATATTTTGACCTACGGGTGCAAAGTCTCTAAAAAATCTTGATGTTGCACCTTGTACAGGGGCATCTGGGTCAATTCCTAACCCTTCTAAAAACCCTCTTTGAAATATACCCCCAAGTGCTCTTTCTTCGTCTATTTGCTCCCTACGCAGTGCTCCTCCAGCACCTTCAGCAGGTTCAGTAAAAAGAGATGTCTCTAAAGTATCAACACTTGCATTAGGGAACTGCCCAGTAAATTTATCTCGTGCTTCTTCTTCGGAGTTAGCAGTAATATTTATAGTTTGCTGATTACCCTCTGAGTCTTTATAAGTTATCCTAAACGTCTTCATTCTTCTTCTAGTCCTATACTATTAAGTAATTGAGTTCTATCACTTTGGGCTCCGGGTCTGGGTGCTGCCGTGTTCATGCCTTGGTTGGGAGATGGAGTATTCGGTATGCCCCCCATGGCTGCGTTTGGCATTACTTCTGGTCTTACTCCATTTGATGTAGGGGCTCCCTGTTGGGGTGCCATTGGTTGCTGCATCTGTCCATATTGTTGCATAAACGCCATACGTTGTGCAAGTTCCTGCATCTGTTTTTGTTCTTCAGCAATTTTAATTTCTTGTAAGTAATGTTGAGCCATCTGTTCATCTCCACTTTTCATTGCTGCAGTATACATTTGAACTAACTGCATAATTGGAGTAGATGTTCTTGCTATCTGTTCAAAGATTCTTTGTCTTTCTAAATCAGCATCTTGCATCTTGAGTATTCTGTCTCTAGCAAAATCCATAGACACTAATGACTCACCAGTTGGTGTCGGTTGAGTTGCCATCTGAGCAATTGAATATCTTTGCATATCATCTTCTGGTAATGCAGGTTGCATTGTGAAACTTAATTCTCCAGACTTCATAATGTCATCTGGGGTAATTGGTCCATCAAAAGGCATTCGTGCATAAGTTTTCCCAGAAACGTTTAATGGTTTATATGCTTTAGTTTTATACATCAATAATAAATGTTCAAACGACATTTCTAATAAATTTTGAACTGCAGTTAATCTTGGAATTACTTTTTGTTCTATATTGGTTCCAAGCTGTCTCATTGCGTACCCTGATATAGGAGCCTGCAAAATACCAAATGCCTGTGGTGGTAATCCACCATCAGTTTCATCATCATTTATTGCTCCAAGTAATACATCAGCATCTCTTGGTGATTCTGTTAATGGTAAAGGTTGTACGTCTTCTTGGTTTTGAGTTGACACATTTATTTGTGACCCCTTCTTTGACGGGTTATCTTCTAAACCTTTAGTCCCATCGAGTGAAGAAACTTTATACGCTTGGTCAACTGCCCTTGCTGCAAGTGCCATTCTGTAAGAAAACACTCTATTCTTCATCTTAATTATTGTTCTGTTAGGGGCAAATATAGATTCACTAAAGTCTTTTATCGGGTCTTCTACATCACTAATTGTATCTATATTTCTAAGTCCTGTTTCGCTTGATGCCAATACAGGAACACTACCTATTGCAACTGTGCAAATAGGAAACATATTAGCAAACGTATCTGCAGGTTTCTTGGCATACTTTCCGTCAATAATAACGGAGTTCATATATTTTATTTCCCCACCAGAAACAGTTTTTTCATAATAATCATATACATACTCTAGGTTGTCTTCGTCATCTAATAATGAATCATCAAAGTCAAAGTTCTTATATTCACTTCTAATCTGTGCTCTGGTCTTGCTCATTCTATAAGCAGCCCAAATTGGCTCTTCTTCACCGTACTGAACAACCAAATGCCTTGGGTCCATAGGTAAAATTTCTGCAAAAGTATCACCGTTAGGTTTTTTTCTAAGCAGTGACCTCGCTGCAATTCTTCCACCTCTTACAACCGAGTACCATGCAAGTTGAGGAATAAGTAAAGGGTCACCTTTTCTTTGAAGCCTCTTATTAATTTGCCTCATCATTCCGATAACAAGTCTTTCTAGGTTATCGTTTGCTGCTCTCTTCTCTTCATCGGCTGCATCATTGTTGACACGGATTACTGTTTCTGAGCCTGAGATAAAACTTTCGACTTTATCAGCCAAAGTTCTCATTGAGTTGGTAGTGTAAGCATCCTCTGGGTCGACACCTTCTTCTTCGTCTGGAGTAAATGGTGTTAATCGCCAGTCTGAATAATCTAAATCCATCCTGTCGTGAAGTGGCTGGTCTTCATTAAACCTAGATTCTATCTTAGCCATTATGCCGTCTACAATTTCGGCTTGAGTTTTTCTTGCCATAATAAATTAACCTCTATATGTTGGGGCTTTTCTTCTTTTAGTAGCTTTTCTAGCAGCTTTTGCTGCTCCCTGTCCTGCTTTCTTTGCTAGATTAGAGCCAAATATAATAGTTGGATGTCTCAATTCTTTATTTCTTATTGCTTTTTCGGCACCTCTTACAATAGCATCAAAAGTATTTCTTGCTCCTGAAGTTTTTGTAGTTTTTCTTGTAGTTTTGGTTGTAGTTGTAGTTTTTCTTATTGGTCCAGCCATATTGTCTCCTCTATCTGAATCTTGATACGGGTATCAATTCTCTTTGATAATTGTCATTTCCTGCATAACCAAATTGATTAACCATCAAGTAAGTCAATGCCTTTATACTATGATTATACTTATCTCTTGGAACATTTCCAACCACCCCACCTTCACGGTTCATTTGCCAACTATAAACTCTGACCTGTCCGTCAAACGGATTTGGGGCTCCTCCGAACTCAGAAATCAACCCTTTACACTTGGGGTCCATTACAAGATTTGGCTCTTTGGTAAGTGGGTCAGCTTTAAGCATGGAGTTCATTCTTTCTATCCCGTCAATAATTTTTACGGGCTGACTTAACATAGACAACCCTGACTCCTTAAACCAAATTTCCGTATTAGATGGCATTGCTCCTGCATGAGCAGTTCCTGCAATATCAATAACACCTAACTTTTGAGTGTCTTTCCACCAATATCTATTTTTAGCAATGCTTACAATGTCCGATGCAACCAATTCTCTTTCATAAATTTCGTCAAACACCTGCACCTGACCGTCAATAATATGACATACCTCAACTGCATAGGCAGATTCAGTAAGCCTTGAATATCCGGGGTCTACTGCAAGGTAAACAATCTCATCAGGGTCAAACTTAACTTCCCTCACATGAATATTCACATTAAATACTGGATGAACTAAACCACTAGGTGGACTAGGAACTCCTGCGACACGTTCATTAAACCATTCCTCCGAATGTTCAATCTTCATTTTCTCTATTTCGGGGTCAATTTCTCCCAAAGGAAATATATGCGTATTAGTCCAAGTAGGTAAAGAAAAACTTTTAGCACTCTCTAATTTTTGAATGCTAGGGGACTGCCAAGAAGTAAACTGTTGGGGGTACCAACCAAGCGAACCCTCAAATGTTCCCTCCAAAAATACCCAACCTCTCTTTTCAGCGACACGTTCCATCAATCTCCAATAACTTTCTTGGTCTAACTGCGAAGCCTCACAGGCAACAATACCCATAGGAGCCTCCATCGCAAGTTTTCTATAGTCGGTTGCAGACTTAGTTTTAATAATCAATGGTTTCAAGTTCTTGGACCCTACTGATATCTCTATATATCCGGGGTCAACCTGACGTGTGGCACGTTTAATTATCCCTAGCCTAGTAAAAGCATCCCCAAGATAATCAAATTCACCCCTAGTTCTCTCGTAATCTGCAGCAACTAGCCAATACACGGAACCTGCTGCTTTATCTGGGTCCTCAACAATGTGACTCATTATTTTCTCGAACATATACATTGCTCCCAGATTAGATTTACCTGCTCTTACGCCACCTGCTACTAACTTGAATCTAGCATCGTCATTGAGAATTTTAAGCTGTGCTTCAGTAGGCTTGTATTTTATGGCACTAAATAGGGCATCACGTTGTTCTTGCTGCATGAGACACATTTTAGCATAAAATTTTATATGGGGTAGTACCAATACAATAATAAAGCATAAACCACTAAGAACTACCCCCCCCACCTCCTGTCGCAGGTAACTGCGACCAACACCACCACCACCACCTACACCCCCACACACCCCCAGCCACCTGTCGCTTACAGCGACCACAACCCACACCTCCACCCCCACACCACCAGTAACCCAGCCCCTGAAAGCTGTTGCAACTTGTCCCACAAGTTGCTCTATGTATCAGGCGAATTCAATTTTTAGAACGTTTGTTCTACTTTACATAACTAAAGATTAGAACTTATGTTCTACTTTGGGAACTAATGGGAATTATTAGGACTATTTAGAGTCTTTTAAAGCCTCTTTGCTTGGGCTTTCGGGTAGATTTATATT